GTAGATTCGTGGATTTCTGACAACGTAGCTTCGTATTGTTTCTTTGCAGCAGTAGGGTCTAGTTCATTCAATAGTGCAAACTGACGACTGATGATATACCTAGCTCGTTTTGTTTCATCCATACCTACGATGAGATTGTCGCGTATAGATTTGACTGGGCCATCTACATCATTAATATCAAGAACATCCCTCAATTCGCCAGAAGCAGTTGCCAAATCACGCAGTTTCCTGAAAAGTGCAGTATTGACAAGATCAGCGGTCACAACGTTTTCCATTGACCAGTATTCAAGATTGTCTTGTTTACCGCTCACACCAGTACCAGTCTGTGCAGGTTGCGATGCGTAAACCCTTCTCCAAAAATCTTCTGGAACTTCAGAGCCAGCATCACGTCCGCCCACAATGATCTGTGCATTTTCTACAGCGTCTTTGAAAAATGTAGCAAGGTCTCTGTTTTGACTTCTTAATTCTTGAGTCAAACGTTTGAAGCGTACTTCACCGTACAGCTCTTTAGCAAGCTTTTGTGTAAGTGAAACGTTACCTTCAAAACCTGCCTCAGCCATACGTTCGGCTTGCTTCGGGGTAAGGATGTTGTCTGTAGATCCAAATTCAGATGCAGTGTCACTGTGAATACGTTGCACTTGCTTCTGCACGTCGTAAAGATTACCAATAGAGTTGGGAGAGCCTTGGTGTGAGTCAGCAATAGGCTTGTTTTTATGACCCCTAAAACCAGGATCGTTCATTTCTTCCCGACCTTTTTCGACAGTCTGTTCTTCTACAGACTTGCCGCGTTCGGTAATCTTACGTTCAGCACGTGCTTCAGGTCCTTCAGGAGGGGTCCAGGTGCTGAATTTATTAGATGTACTGCGTTTCTGTGTCGCAAGCATCTCTTTGATCTGATCTTCTGGTGACAGCGAACCGAAGCGTTTGCCTTTTTTGAGCAAGTAACGTGCAGTTTCATCGCGCAAGTTTTTGTCTACACTCGCTTTAACAGCATCTTCTGCCCGTGCACGCTGCATACCATCAATCGCATTCGCATCAACAAGGGCTTGACGATCAGGTTTGGCAGGTACTTTTGTCTTACTTGCTGCTCTAGACTTACCGATGGCTCGGATAACACCATCTACAACGATACCAATACCCATACCTTCCACTACGTTCTTAAGAGTCTTGATCATTGGATGATCAGTATCTTTTGTAGCGAACGGTGTATCAAGCAAAGGTACCTTGTCTTTCAACGTACCCATTAGGTTATGGTCTTGTGAATACTCTGACAAAAGGTCAGCAGTACCACCAACGGCAGCACCACGAGCAACGGTTGCACCGAAACCTGCAGAACCTGCGCCAGCAAGCCAACTTGCACCAGCACTGATACCGCCACCAATACCGGCAGCAGCAACACCTTTAGCACCAAGAATCACACCGCCAGCAAGTGTGCCGTAATGAACGACACTGCGGATAGCATTGCCCCACCAGGTTTGTGTGACAGGGTTCTGATCGCCACCTAAAGGATTAAACTCAGGTTCATAATCATCACCTTCACGCTGCATCTCGCCACTGAACATGTCATTGACACGTTCTGGCAAGGTTATAAGAGAACTAGCAGTGTCACGTACCCCACCAGTAAATGCACTTGTCAGTTCTTCACCAACAGTGTTTTTCTCAGCTTGTGCTTTTTCTTCCTCTGCTTTAATACGTTCTTCTTCTTCAGCAGCTCTTGCTTCTTCGTCTTCTCTTTCGAGAGCTTGTTCACCAAGTTCAATTGCTACGTTTGCAAGTTCTTCGTCTTTAAAAAATTCTTCCATTAACTACCTCCTCGCAATGCTGGTAAAATGTTTTGTGGTTGATTGTAAGGAGACATAGATTCCATAGCTTCTAGTAAGGTTGCATCTGGTACATTTTGAAGACCGATCCATTCGTTGCGCAATCCATTCATAAGATTGCCTTGAGTTGTACCATGCCAGGTAACACGGCGACGGTACAAAGCAATTGCAAGTTTGTCTTGATTTGCTTCATCAAACATATCGGTTTCATTTAGACCAGCAAAAGAAAGAATACCAGGTAACGTTTTTCCGATAATCTGGTACGCACCTGCGGCGTGTAACTTCCCTTGACTCTGGAGAGACATAACCTCACCGATGGTCATCTGTGTTAGTGGCTTGTCGAACACGTCTTTGCTGTTAGCTGAGCCATAAGCAATGTGCCCAGAAGCAGCGCCGCCAGTGTTCATAGCGTCATACTCACCGTATGATGTGCTTTCTTTGTTCTTGACTAGTTCCAAGAACATGTTGTCACCAGACTCAATTTGTGCACGAAGAGTGCGGCTGGGTGTGTTGTGTTTACGCATTAAATAACGAACAGAAGGTGACAGGCCGTCAATGCTTTGTTCGATTTGTGGTTTCTTAATAGGAGGCTTCATACCGTGTGCCTCGTATTGAGCAGCAGCTAAATCCCAACCATCTATCCCATTCAAACTCCTAGCTAGCTGGTGAAATTCAAATGGGATGTCGTTTTTACCACGACGTTGGTATTCCCGTAGTTGTTCCACAGCGGGGAGCAAAGCAGGAATAGCTTGATAAATACTTGCCCGATCTGTAAGTGCGGCATCGGCTTCTTTATACCTCTTGAATTTTTCTTGATCTAAGGTTACTGTTTGTTGTTTGCTATAATGGTCAAGGCCGTCTGGTGCATTAATGAGTTTACGAAGCTCTTGCATAGCATATTCGTGTGCTTGACCTTCTGGCACTGCAGGGTTGATAGCAGCAGCAGCGTACAGTCTGCGATATTCATCAAAAGCGTTTTGATTGAAAGTTGTTTCTGCATCGCCTGCAGTTAGTTGCCCCTCAGCACGTAGTAAAGTTTTACCTAGTCCACGGATAGAATCTTTAGCTCTATCTACATCACCTTGAGATGGAGCAGCAATATCATTCTCAGTAATCTTACCTTGCTGTCTATATGTAGCTGTAGTTTCAGGATGAAGTTTAGCAGCCTCAGCTTGACTAATAAAACCTTTATCAGCGATGTACATAGCTGCAAGATCGTCACTAGCTTCTTTGTCCAGATCATTCAGGGTAGTCATGGTCTTGAGGAACTCAGGATCACCCATGTTGTTCTCGACTGCGTGACGACGTAGCTGTGCGATCTCAGCGTTATTTAAAGGGAAGCCACGTTCTTCAACTTTTTTTTGAATATCAGTTTCAAACGCTTTGACACGTAGCTCTCGGTCAGTTTCTATATCAGTATATACTTTTTGTTTAGCTTGACTAATAAGTGTAGGGAACTCTTCAAAGTCACGTGCAAAAGCTTCTTGTATGCTGATAAGTTTTCCAGTACCGTTCTTGTCAAACTGGTATTCTAGGAGGGCCTCAACCTGTTCAGGTGAATACCTACCAGACGCAAGTCCGTCCTTTAATTCTTGAACAAACATTTCACGTGTTTTACCACGTCCACCAAAGTCATATTGGTGTGTGTTGATTAGCCTAATAAAACCTTCGCCACCACGTTCGCCTTTGATGAAACCAGACAGCTCGTCTTTTGCTGTGGTTTCACGTTCTGCACGAAGCATTTCACGCTGCTCTAAAGCAAACGCAGTTGCCTGTTGTGTTTCATACCGCCTCATGCCTGGGAACAAATACTCATTTAGAAGTCCCAGGTTCATACCTTCAAAGTTTTTAAGGTACTGACGACGTATCTCTGCTTCTACTGCAGCCCTTTCAGAACTGTCTTTTGCATTTGCAAGTGTTACAGCACGGCCCGCAATGTCAACAGTGACACGTTCTGCAACCTCTTCATAAAAGATTCCATACTGCTCACCACCGAGTTGTGCAATACCACGAGCATAACCATACCCCTTCCACCCGCTTAGATTACGGGTTCGCTGGACAAGATCAGTAGGTGCATTTTCCGCTTCCAGAGACGCTGCTGCACCCTCTGACAGGGTAGCAGCCTGTTCTGCCATAGCCTCGTCCCTCTTGAATTGCTCAACGGCATCCTGCGGTAAACCATCGGTGTACGCAAGATTCAACCCAGCTTCGATGTCCTTGTCTTTTCGGTAGTCTCTGTAGGTAGTAATCGCGTTGGTAAGTGTCTGGATAAAGTCTGCAAGATCACTTAGTTCTGTATCTGCTACAAGATCAGCAATTCTGTTTTGCTGTTCAATAGTATTTTGTTCTTCTTGGTCTTTAATCCGCATGACTTGCATACTTTGATCAAGCATACGTTGCAGATTCTGTTGTTCTGTTTTTCTGTTTTCCCGTAGGATAGGGGTCACGTCAACAGGCTTAATAGGATCATACCCTTGGGTCTGAGCATAGCCTTGATAACGTGAACCCGATTCAAATTCTTTAGGCATTAACCTTTACCAAATTTAAAGAAATTTCCAATAGCATTGTCAGCCCCTTCAATTTGATCGGTACTCAATCCACCAATAAAGCTTTGACCTGCACCCAGGACAGCACTAGCAATAGACAAGCCTTTGTTGAACTTAGGCAGTTGCATCTGTGAATATGCACCAAACTCAGGAGTAGGTAGATTATTTTCCAGTGTCGGTGGGATTGCAATTTTGCTGTATGCTGCAAACTCATCACTCTTCAGTTGTCGGCGCACGTTTTCATTAGCAGCTTTTGTTGCAATGCGTGCACTGACAAGGCTTTCAGTAAGCTCTGCAGATGACACACCGAACTTAGCCAGTGTGCTTTTTTGCTGAGCTAGTTTGTAGGACCGTCCTCGGTTACCTTCATCAGCCGCGTTCCACGAACCGATACTGGCAGTCAAAGCATTCTCTTCTTTTAGTCTTCCAAACTTTGCTTGTGCATATACTTCGTCTAACTTCCGTTCGTTTGCTGCATACGCTAAGGACGCAGCTTCTGAACGATAATACTTGCTGGTGTCGTATAGATCTAGTTGTTTACCAAAGATCTCTTCAGTCCGCTTGTTAGCGGAAGAGATCATTAGGTTTTGAAACGTGTTTTGAAACTTAGCTTGTGCCCTTTGGTTTCCTTCTGCTCTGATCTGTGCAACATACTGCTGACCAGCTTGTGTGATCTGTGCTGCACGCTTTGCAGAACCACCGAAAAGGCTTGAGGCTAATCCGGCACCTGCCGAGATGGCTGCCATCCATGCCATAGTTTTACAATCTCCACATGATAGTTGTTCGACGGCTCAACAGCTATCACGTTGATAACTTTGAACCCTAAGTGTTTGATAAATTTAATTAAATTTGTATTTTGTATATCAATGCAGTTAAATAGGATAGGACGTTCTAGTTTGTTAATGAACCGTTTTGCTGCCCTAATAAATGCAATAGGATACTTTGGTACTTCGTTAGTCATGTGCAACCAAATACATCCAGTATCACTGATACCAAACATACAAATAGGTTTGCCGTCTTCTGTTGTAGCTAGGTATGATTCGTCATTCATGACGTCATACGCCATAGTCAGTACAGGCTGGGAGCCTGCACGGTTGAGGTCTGCAATACCAGCTTCCAACAAATCACCTGCAACTGCAGGGATATCAGACAGGGTGGCTTGTCTAATATCAATCTTCATAATTAAGCTCGTGCGTAAAATCGATTACCAACCCTACCTTCCCAGTTCATTGCCAGCAAGCTGACGGGGAACGGTGTATCACCAATAATGTTGATCTGAAGGTTTGTATTGCGTTGGTAGAGTGGAACGTCGTGAATAGCGTCAGCACTAAGGTTGACGTTATTTAGGTTATAGGAATACGGCTGTGCAACGTCAATAGTCTTATCAAAGGTATCAATGCCATCGATGTCTACACGGTACTTAATAGGACCGCTAAGGCCTGTGCTGACTTTGATACGATGGATGATAAGGTCATTGGTGAAATCAGACGATGCAGAGCCTTGTGTGGACTCATTACGGAAGAACTTAGGTAGTTCTACATCCATTGTGTAGATGTAACCTACAATGATATCATCCCCCCTTATGTCGCCAGGGATAGTAAATGCAGCCCCACTTACCGTGGGATAGTAGACCACACCATCGTTTGTATCGATAGCAGCAAGGGTTTTACCAGTCAAGTGACTATAAGGTAAAGTTATAGTTGTCTTGTTTGTGCTGCTGCTATAGCTTGCGGCTGGGTTTACGACCCAATTATCTAAACAAACATCAGTCTTTTCACCACTAGGCAGTGTCAAGAATCCACTTTCATTTGACTGTGTAAGGTCATATGACTTCAGGAATACTTGATTGTCTGACGTGACCACAGCATAAAATGTACTTTGATCAAAGAATTGATCTAGTAAATTACCTGTCAATGTCCACGTGTACCAACTAGATACACGCTTGTCATCTTGTGTGAGAAATCTATATTGAAACAGCTTGTTACTGCCAACAGTGCCAATTGAAATCATTGACTGTGTTGACGATGTAGCCATACTGTCTGCTGTAGATGGTATGAACTCAGGGACAATAGCTGTAGTCTCACCCATAGCAGGTGCACGGTCTGTACTAATGTCACCTAGCTCGTAGACACGTGTAAACAATGGTGTCTTAGCAATGAAAGTTATTGTAGTGCCAAGAGACTCAGCTTCTACTTCAGCATCACATTCAAACGAACTAAGGGTATTGATCTTCGCAGTCGTAGGACTTAGCACGTCACCATCCGTGCTTAATAAAAACTGATCTCGTTCACCAAATAGCACCAGACCTACACTAGAACTACGTGCGTATTTTAAAACAGCAGGTCGTGTGGAACTAGCAGAAATGTCAATGGGATCATCAGCAACAGCTTGGATAGCAGATGTAGCAAAGAAGTTGAAGAAATCACCAGCCTTACTCATGACCACAGAGTCGCCAGCAAGGAAGCCTAGACGGTTGCGATAAAAGAAAAGGTTGGAAATTTTTTTACCAACAAATGAAGGTATTGGATTTGTTTCATCATCACCTACTAGCCTATCATTGTAGATAACAGGTTCGTATTTAAATGAACCATCAGATTGCCTTACAATTTGGTGGGGCAGTGTTGTAGCATCTAACTCAAACTTAATGCCAGGACCGGTTGTCTCAACCCATGTACCAGGACCGAAGTTTGCATTGTTTGTAGTTTCAAACTTAACATACAAATCATCAACAGTCAGGTCAGTGCTGTTAATTACAGCGACGACATAACCGTTTTTTGATTGTGCCGGTAAACGTGAAGCATTAATGATCTTGTCTTGAAAGACAGTGATAGCATCCTCTTGACCGCCACCTGACGCCTCAATAGTAAAAGCACTTGTGCCACTAACATAAATACCAGGACCAACAACAGTCGCACTGAAACCGGACAAGCTATCGATAGCATTCCTAATAGCAGTTGCAATTGAATTGCTGTCATTCTGTACAGGGTTAGTGTCGTCTACTTTAGAAGGTGTGTTGTGGGTAATTGTAGTGCCATTAATCTTGACTTTATATGAAGCGTTGTAGGACACAACATTGATTGAGATGAATGCTTCGTTTGGTAAGGCAGAAGTTGTGCTGCTAGTCATCGCAACAGTCTTTGCCTTGTTTAATACAAACGTAAAGTCATTAATCGTCAAGAACTCCAGGTCACTATCTGTCGCACCATTGAGATATTCAGTGCTAGGGATAGTGCTGATAGTGCAAGCAGTTACTTCGTTGGTGTAGTTAGTTAGTGCTGTAGCTTCTGCAGTGACAGCGTTGTCGTAATTTGTCTTGGCAGTTGTCAGTGCAGTCTGCGCAGCCGTAAGCTGACTTGGTGTATGTGTAGCAGCTATAGTTTCTTTGAGTTCAAAAATACGAAACCCCTCTGCTGCTAGCAATGGCTGCTCATCTGTACGTTCCCTACCTTTGGCAAATGCAGATCCAGTAACAACAGCTCCGTTCTTTTTGAACGTCACAGTGCCAGCCGAAGTTTGCATAACTCCTGTCGTCAAAGCGTCATTAATTTTTCCGACAGGATATGCGGTTGTGGTAGTGAACAAACTGACAACCGTAGCTGTTTGCCCAATCTGTGTAACAGAAAATTCTTTTTGCTTTGTTTTAAGAGTGGCAAGCTTAGCAGTAGTATCGTCTCTTGCAGTGTTATATGCAGTGACATCTGTTTGAAAATTTGTGTAGTTACAACCACTAGGGACACCTTTTGTACCAGGTGTACCCATATCAACTTTTCTTACAGAACCATCAATTAGACTCCAAATACGAAATATATTATCAGCATATTGTCCAACATATTTTTCGTTGGAATCTCGGATGATGGAAAACCATCTGCCTCCAGTGTCTGCATCAGCAAGTTTGCTTACATATTTACCACCAGGACGCTTAAGCAATCCAAGAGCATAATCAGGAAATACGTTGTCAGCAGAGACAACTTGTCCTGGGAACTTGCGTAGATCAGGTTGTTGTGAAACACCCAACAGTAAGTTGGGAATACGTTGGGTGATTGTTCTCATCGCATCAGTGCATTAAAAGGTTGATAGCTGGTGTAATAATCTTGTCCGTTTTTGAAACCGAACATGCTGTAGTCACCTTGATTGCATTCGTATTCAATAGCTGCAGCACGAGTGAATCCTTCTTGTTCAGTAAGAAGTTGATAAATTTCTCTATCTCCAACCATTTTTGTTGCACACATCTTTGCAGCACGTGCAATGATATATTGTTGAATAGCAGTAGGTACATCTGTAAAATCAAACAACCAAACAAGGTTGGCTTTGACTTCTTTTGCAAACTGAAAAGTATGATGCATACGGTCGTACAGCTTCCCGTTACGACGTACAGTATCTAGACTAGCATTTGCACCGGTAACATCTGTATCTACAGCCAAGGCATTTGTAGGATACAGGATTTCTTTTGTTACTGAATCCGGTGTCAAAGTGTATTCACGTTCAGTGTTGAAGATCCAACCCTCAGCCTGTACTTGTTTGTTTACCTCACGTACAGTATTTAAGACAATGGCGACTTCAGGGTTTTGCAGATCAAGAGTGGTGACAGGAGCCTGTCCCACCGAGCTAAGTATTTGATTTACAGCATCCAGTTCGGTGGACACAGCATAAGTAGGAAAAGGCATATCTGTCGATAAATAAAAAAGGGACCCCGAAGGATCCCTGTATAGAACAACTGAAAAATATCAGCCGCCGTAACCAGCGTTGTTGGTAGCGGTTTGAACCGTACCGAACTGCGCAGGGGCAGTGGCGGTTCCAGCAAACAGCTCAATGGCTGCAGCAGGGTTCAGGTAGTCAGCACCCATAGCCAGACGGCCAAGGATCACGTCGCCCTGGTAGACCACAGAAATGTCACCGGAGGTAACTTGCACCTGTGGACCAATCGCTTCCACGCAGCCAGCAGCTTCACGTTGGAAGATGAGACCACAGGAGTTAGCGAAGTTAGAAGCTTGACCGTAATCGTTGTTGATACCGGTCACGCTATTACGACCATCTTCCATGCCTTCGCCTACGAACGTACCGGTCTCGCCAGGAGAAGCGACACCAGGGTTGGTGGCAGAAGCAGTACCATACTTAGTACCGTACTGAGAGAAGAATGGGATGTTCATCGACTTGTAGATCTTAATGCCTGCAATCTCGATGATGCCCTGGCCGCCTTGCAGCGCAGTGCCTTGCTCGTCCCGGTTGACCAATCCGTTGCTGCCAACAGCTTGGATCAGTTCATAGTATTGGCGGGGGTTAAGTACACCTACCCGACCTTCGGAACTAACGCCTTTCTCGTCAAGTGCAGCAGCAGCGTCATAGAAAGCAGCCACAAGTTTGGCTGAATCATATGCATCAGAAGCAGCAGTACCAGAGGAACCAACACGAATTTGTGTTCCACCGGGCTCAATGAAAGAGGACTTTTGGACAGGGGACTTAGCCCGAGCACCACGAGTAATTGCACGGAAGATCAGACGGTCATACTTCTGAGCCAGTGCATAACCAATCTTTTTCGAGATTTCACCACGCAATTCATAGTGAGCCAGAGTTTCATCTAGGTCATAAACGAATGCAGAGCTGATCAGAAGATCATCAACAGTGATGGTCTTCTCAGCCACTGGAGGTGCACCATCGCCGTTGCCAAGGATGGCGTTACCAGGCGTGTGGTACTCAGCAGTTGTGCGACCCGTGTAGATGAACTGCATAGATTTGCCGTTCTTAAGGGTACGCTTCATCACCATATCACGGGCGATTGCGTTATACTCAAATCCTTTGAACATTTCTCCACTGAACAACTTCAGCAGAAGGGCGCGGCTGTCTGCAGCGCCATTAAGACTACCAGGCCTTGATAGGCTAGTAGTCAGGTCAGAACTTTGATGTGCCATTTTAAAAAGTAAATAGTATTAAACAACTTCCAAAGCTTTAGAAAAATTTTGTAGCCAATTTTTTGTGGTCTATCCCACCGTCTAGACGGCTAATGGGTATCCGCGTACGGGCCAAAAGCCAAGACAGGGTAGGTCCTACTTTGAGGTGCCTACCCCGCAGGCGTGGATGCTTTCCGGTCACCCACTCCATAAACCGTCCCCTCGGGTTTTACAATTGTGGAAAGTCCAAATAGTATTAATTCGAGAGAGCAGAAGGGTCAGGTTTGTCCTGCCCCTCTTTTTTTTCTTCAGTTTTTTTAGCCTCCGTACCAGGCGCGAACCTGGTAATAGAGGCTTTCAGTTTGTCACTTTGATGCGACATTACGTTTGACGATATAAGCAACGCCGCGATACTTCAAGACAATTTCTTTTTTCTTGGCTTGCTGTTCGCGTACACGTTGGCGCAGTTCGATTTGAGACATGATGGACTCCAATAACCTTACCCCCCGTTCCATGAGTAAGATGCCTGCGTCCCGAAGGATGAACGTAAGGTTTTATTATAGTGAGTTTTCATGGATTGGTCCCATTGTCTCGCCCTCCCAATCATGTTCAACGCTAGTCGGCGGTGTTTCAGTCAGCCATTTTTGTACTGACAGGAAGCAACCGCCATTAGGGCCTACAACTCCGCCGTGCCAATCGTTACGGTGGACATAAACTGCTCTACCAGTTTTCATAGTTTCAGGAGTGCCGATCACTGATCCAGAATGCCTGAAGGTAATGCCGTGAATAGGTACCTCAAAACTATCTACGTTAGGGTGTATGTGATCTGGTACAGGTGCGTTAGGTTGTCCAATAAATAGTTGAGTTTGAAACTGTTTATATCTGTGGATTGTGTATCCAACAAAACCTTCCATGAAAGTCAAGTTATTATTAGGTGGAAACAAGACAGGTTTTGTTTCAAAGAAAACTTTCATGTAGAACTCTAAATCAGTTTCTGGTTCAAAATCCCAAACGTCGATAAATTCCATTAAAGTGAAGCAACAGTTTACTTTTTCTTGGCAGTCTTGGCAGAACGTCGGAAGTTTGCAGCAGTGGGTGCACCCTTGCTACCAGGCTTTCTCATTTTCTCACCACTACCAGCAGCAATTCTTTTTTTCTTAGCATGAATGTTGGCATATAAGCCACGTTTAGCAGGCATGATTAACACTTCCATTTGCGTAATGCAAGAGCCTTCCGTGTAGGACGACCCTTGCTGTCTTTCATTGGTCCTTTGTTGCCAGACATACGGGCGCAGAAAGAACGTTTGCGTGGTCCACCACCAGGTTGGGGTGCCTTTAGGTTAGACCCTGTAGCTCTATTGTATTTACGACGACCGGCAGCAGTCAAGCCACCAGACCTCGCTTTATGTTCGCCAATCTTAAGACTGACTGAGCGGGTACTACTTTTTGTAGCCCTTGCCACCTTTCTTGCCTCCGCAAGAACCTTTTCCTTTGTGTGCCATTACATCATCCCCCGACGACGACGTAGTGCTGAAAAGTCCTTACCTTCGATTTTTAGTTTATCACCAGCCATACCAGCAATTTTCTTTTGCTTGGATGATAGC